GATCATACTAAGATAGCTATAAATACGTTATCACAAGAAACATTTGGTCGTTATGAACAAAGTAACACCTTAACACTCTTGGTTTTGATAATGTATAGTGGATTATACACCTTATTTCCAGAAACCTTTATATTGTTAGAGAAACAAATATTTTTAACAATAATGGGAGGTTCAATTTTGGTTATGTGGTGTAAAGTTATGTTTGCTAAAGACAGATATTATGAAAGAGAGTGGCAAAAATATGCATGTGGCACATTAGTGTTAGTTGCGTTAATTGCCACTCTTATGTTTTCAATGTATGTATCACCAATAAGTAGAACACATGTTGTGTCAGAAAGAATGAATCAAATGACTCAATTGCGTGGAGGAATGTATTATACTTCTCAAAGAAGTAACTTACCTTTATATACTATGGAAAATTATACAATGATTACTGGATATTATCCTCAATGCCTTAGTCAAATAGATATAACTAATATAACAGGCACAGATATTAGAATGGAACATTTTTATGGACATCTAAATAGTTTTAGTGCAGTTAATCCACGAGAACTCAACGGTCAACTCGTCGAAGATGATTGTATTATTTTTTTAGTAGGAAAGAATATAACTGACTATGATGTTCTTAAGGTGTATTTGAGAAATATGAATGCACCTGATAGATTTCATCATAGATTAACAGGATTTAATATTAAATATCAGGTAATACAAGAACGAAGATTTGATTATAATTTATTGTTTTATATAATATCAGTATTTATACTGTGTGTATTACGCATGATAACATGTCGTAAAGTAGTGTCAGGAACGCTAGTTGATTATATAACAGAGAATTATGATGAATTGATGAAAGTTAACTTAGTTGGGTTTACAATTGATGATGTACATATGCATCCATCTATTGTTGCCGAACATACTTATAAAGTAAAGAAGAATAATTTTTTTTTTATTAAAGCAGAAGGATTAATGGAAACAATAGCAGGATCAGTTAATAATCTACGAAATCATAAACAAAAAGTAACAACAGATGTTATTAAGTATATTGTTTATTATTATCGTTTAAAAGAAAATTTAATTTATTATATGCCAACTCTAATGAAGCCTGAAGGTAAAACTAAAGGAAAAAATAGAGCTGCTAAAATAGGTAATAGATATCGAGTTAGAATTATGCGCCAAAATGGACAACCAGTTAAAAAATCACCATATTCAGTTAGAAGTAAAAATGGAATTTCTACATATGACAAAGTATACTCTGCAAAAGAATTATATGATATGTTAGCAAATGACTTTTCAACAGAATATGTTAGTGATTTAGCGAAAGGTTCAGGATGGAATGATATAACAGATATATATGATCTAATTAGTCAATATGATGAAATACCTGATGATTATTATGCTGATGATTGGTATGAAGATGAATATCATCAAGATCGATATTTAGATGTTGGTGGTGAATGGGTTACAGAGAAAGAAATTCAAGAAGATAGTGAAGGAGAAACATATGGAGTGCAAGAGTTGCATCCTAGTGATAGAGCTTCTGATCATACTTTAATGGAAGATTTTGAAGAATTCAATGCATCCCTAGCACCCGGTGCTCTAAAATGGTGGGAAGAATCTAAGAAAGAAATGGTGATTACACCTGATAGTATTAATCAAATAATGCTACACTTAGATCTATATCCAACTGTAAAAGCAGTTTATAGACCTGGAGATGATGTATATTTACCCACACTAAAAAGAGACACACAAGTTCAAACAATGTTTATGATGCAGCGATTAGCAGAATATAAAAATAGGAAAGCTGGTAAAACAGTAGTAACTATAGAAGATTGTGAAGATGATGATCTGTGTCGTTTAGATTTTATTGAGAAATATCGATGTAAGCCTAGTGATAGTAAATCACCAATTATACCCGAGAGTGAACAACCCCCCCCCCCCGCTAAAAAGAAAGCGAATAAGAAAAAGAAAGTAGAGAATTTAAAATTAAAGGAAAAACCAATTATGAAAGATGCTCCAACAGAAACAGTGGAACCAAAAGGAATACAACCAGAAGTTTCTGTTAGAGAATTTTGTGATTTAGTTGTTCAACAATTCCAAAATCGTCTACCACAACAACAACAACCTCAAAAACCAATTGATATTGTTGAGCCCAAACCAGTTGAAGCAAGATTAGAAATAACGCCCGAAATAATAGAAGAATTTAAAAACGGACGTCTTAATCCATTAGATATGAGAAAATATCAATTTGAATCGTTTGAAGCACGAAAAGCATTACAAGAGTTAATTGCTTGTCCGTTTGTAGCAACAAAAGGATTATGTAAACCTAAAGAAGGAAGAATATGTCATTACAAACATGTTCTCCCTGAGAGTAAAACACAATCTAAAAGTAGTGACAAAGTACAAGTAGGAAAATCGTATGCAGATGTAGCTAAAACAGATAAAAGAACTAATCTAGTTAAACCCACGGAAAGGAAAAATCTGATAGTACCTGAGGCTCGACCATCAATCCAACTTAAAAGACTACCAAAGAATGGAAGTTATAGTGAATCAGACATATTGTCATTAGTCGATGCAGCATTTACACCTGAATGTAAACAATCAGGAGTGTGTATAGTAGAAACTAATACAAATGAAAAAGGAGGATTGGTTTTTAATACAACTGATGTTAAGACAGACTTCAGTTTCCGTAATCCTACAATGAGATGCGAATGTACAGGAATAACCTACAAAAGTAGAGTAGGAGTAGTATTTGTACTACATGCATTTGAGAATCATTTAGGACAGAAATTTGTCGTTAAAGGACATAAAGGTGACGGAGTTTTAGTTGATAAACAGGTTAATTGGACAGAAAAATGTGGTAATGATTTAATATTTGTTGAAGTTAATACACCCATGAAGCATTATAAAATAAATGTTAAAAAAGATTATAGAGGGCAACTGAGGATTAAGTGTCATAGTCCAACAAGCAATTGTTGTGTGACATCAGTATCTGATGTGTGTTTTAGTAATATGGTATATGCAGGGTGTTTTGATTCAACTTATAGTTCATTAGAAGGGAATTGTGGCGCAGCAATAGTTGATGCAGATGATACATTAATAGGAATACATATCGGAACAGATGGAAAATATAATGTGTTTTCAGCAATTGATACTAATTGGAACCAGGATTTTTAATTCGAGGCGAGGGTGCGCCTAATAGTACACCTGATTTTCACCCAATGATAATGGAAACATTGTCTTTTTTAAAACCCAAATACAATTTTAAACATATGAAATACTGCGGAACATCAACAGTTTGTAAAAATGCGATACCATCTAGTCCAGAAGAAGAACTAGATCCAGTATTTCGACAAATATTAAAAGATCATCCAGAGTTTCGAGATTTACATAAAATAGCTCAACATAGAACAGCTCAATGTAATCCAGAAACGTACGGAATATCTTTAACAAAGTGTGATGTTCCATGTATTAAACCAAATAATAAATTTTTTGATTTAGCTAAGCAATTTACAGAACAAATGTATTCATTTGTTGCTGGTTGTGGAGCTACAACAAAAGTAGATTATGGACCTCATACAGCAGTAGGATCACCACAGGATAGAATGTTAAATCCTGAAACAGGGAAACCTTTTCAGAATAAAGCAGAATTTCTTAATTCTACTGTGTGTACAGAGGAAATGAGTAAATATTATGATGAAGTATTTAAAGTTTTAAATAAGATAGAATTTTTACCGAAAGAAGATATAGAAAATAAAAAATCTAGAACATATTTCTGTGGAAATACACCATTAGTTATAAGACAAAAGTTAATGTATGATAATATGGATGAAAAAATGTGTGATAATGTTGAAAATTTTTTCAAATGTTGGTCACGATATGGTTTTACAAGACAATATGGTGGATTTGATAGACTAGCACGAGCTCATAAAAAAATAGAAGAGAGATGTGCTAGATTAGGAATAGATCCAAAATATATTAGGTATAAAACAGCTGATGTATCAGGATGGGATAGAGCAATGTCAGTAATGAAAGAAATATATGAATTACGAGCAAAATTGTTTGGTCCTATGAATGATAAACAAAGAGAAATACATGAATATATAGCAAGAAATCTAGTAGAACCTTTTTGTGTGACATATCTAGGAGAGATATATCAAAGATTTGCAGGAAATTGTTCAGGAAGTGGAAAGACTACTTCTGATAATACCATAGGACATACAATGATAGAAATGTATTGTTGGATAAAAATGTTTTATGAAAAGAACGAGCGAATGCCACAATATGAAGAAATAATAGATGCCGTAATCGAATCACTATATGGTGATGATGATTTAGGATCTTTTATTATAACTGAATGGATTGATGGACCAGATGATAAATTAGATGAAATGTTTAAAGAAAAGTACATTTCATTATATCAAGAATTTGGTTTAACTATAAAACCTTCTGCTTTTAAAGTACAAAATACTTTAGAAGGATTGGAGTTTTTAGGAGGATCTTTACAGTATAATTATAAACAAAAAGCATATTTAGCAGTCCCACGAGTTTCAAAGGTAGCAACCACATTAACATACTTATTAGAAGGAGAACGTAATCTAATTCAATATGCAAGTATAATACAAGCAGCATATATGTTAACATGGTCTTTAGAAGATGAAGACTGCAAACTTATTCAAAAATATTTACAATATTTATCTAGATTTGTCTTAGAACATGATGAAGATCATACACTTTCAAATTCTGATATCGGCTTTCTTTCTAGCGTAGTGCTTGGAACTAAAATAGGAGATTATTTAGTCTTGGGACGAGAGAACCAAATAGATAATAATGGACTTCGATTTAGTGAAACTTTTTTACAGCAGAATAAAAATCATTCTAATTTTTTTTTTGAGTTTCAATCCAGGCGGGATAGGGTGGGTTTTAAAAGCGAAATGAATAGCCAAAAATTCAATAGCAATTTTAATTATAAAGGAAAGCTCAATGAGCTATGCCAAAAATACAGATTAAATGCACCAGTATTTAATCACAAATGTGAAGGACCTTCTCATAATCCAGTATTTTACTGTTCAAGTAATTTTACTGGAAAACGATTTGAAGTACAAGGATCAAATAAAGCAGACGCAGAAAAACGTTTGTCTTTTGTAATATTGACACACTTAGAATTTCAAACCCAACAAGAAATTGAGAAGGAACGGTTATCAAGACGACGAGATGAACAATTATTTGAAGAAACTCAAAGACATCGTCTTGATTATGACAATTCTGCACATGGTGAAAACTGGGACATTTATAATTTAGATATCAATAAGATAGACTTAAATGAACCAATGTACACTGAAAAAGTGTCTAGTGGACTTCAATATATACAACCAGTGGTAACACCACAAGTTGATAAAGCACAAGAAGCGATGAAGCAAATGTTTGCTTGTATGAAGTCGTATTATGCAACACCAGATACTCATAAACAGTGGCATTATTATCATAAGTTTTCACTACTTAGTGATGTCGAAGCAGCAGCCCGAATGGCTGAGTGCTTAAAAGTAGGTTCTTTCAATCCATATGGAAATGGACAACAAGCCTCTAATGTGCAGTTCACATTAACCAAACCAACACTCAAAGAAATTGGAGATATAGTAACATGTTTTTCAACATGTTTACTACCTGATGCAGTAAATATACAAGGATCAGGAACCAATGCAGGAGAAGCGTTTGATGATTGGACAGCTCAAATAAATGAATATATCAATCATTGGAGTCCTGTAGTTAATCCAAACATCCCAGAATTGTTTTTCCTACTTAAACATAGTGATCCCGAGTTATTACCTAAAAAGTATAGCTTCATACACTTACTACCTGAAAAACAAGCTTTAGAAAAATTAATAGAAATATTTAAAGAAGGTGGGTTTAATCCATATGGAAATGGACAGCCTACACCAATGTTGAGTAAAGCACAGTGGAAGAAGATAAATGCACCAAATTTAAAAACAACGGATCAAGCAGTACTTGATAGAATGTATGCACGATATCAAAGACGACATGCTCGTAAAAATCAAGGACTAAAATCAAAACAAATGCCAGAATATAAAACGATACCAGCAACAAGAAATGTAGCTGCTATAAAACAAATTCGAACTGTAACAGAAAATAGAGGTGAAGTAAAATTATCTCAATGTGCAGAATTGTATGCATTAGCATTAATGTATCCATTTGCATGGGTAGATAATACAAATTATAAGTTTGTGAAAACAAGTTTAGATATGTTACCTTGCCAACCTATATTCCCAAATATCAAATCCCGTAAAGCAATGTACAAAGTTGCAGGACATGCAGGAATAGATACAGCAGGAGATACTTGTTTTATTGCATTTGCACCTTGGAGATTAGCAAATAATGGAACTACAACCAATGATACTGATTGCCCTTTAATATATTCAACTTCAGCAGCCTCACCGTCAACACCAGCATTTCCAATATTGGATACTGGAGCATTGTTGTCAGGAGCTTATGGAACAGCGAGTTTTAGTACTCCCTACACTAAAGCACAATTGATAGGAAATTCAATTAGATATAGAATAGTAGGAGCAGCACTAAGAATTCGTTATGATGGAAGTGAATTAAACAAAGGAGGAGCACTTAATATTTTTGCAGATCCCAATCATTTTACAGTATCAGGAGTTACTGTGGTAGTAATGAGTCAGTTTGACACATATAATTCTTATTCGATAGTTAATATCACTAGGAATGATGGATGGATAACAATAACTCATACACCAGTGAATCCTGAAGATTATGATTATACTGCAGATCAGGTGTCAAATACTACATGGGCGACTCAAGTGTTTCAAAATCACTACATAGGAGTTTTAATAACAGGACTCCCAGTAGGAGATAATGTAGCTTGGGAAGCTGTAATTTTTACAGAAGAAATTGGTAGATTTGTACCGGGAAAAACAGCAACACCAGCTGATCCAGTTGGTGCTTCAATAGCTGTTAATTCGATAAAAGCAGATACTCAAAAATCAACTAATGATAATATTCCGCTAGGTAATCTAATAACGAATGGCGCTGCTGATATGTCAATGACAGGATTGATAAAAACAGCTGCACCAGTTATTGGAAAAGCAATAGATTTAGGAGCAAAAGTTTTGATGAACACTATGAGAGGATAAGCA